ACCCATAGTCACATCAATAACACCTTCATAAAATCTGCCTACAAAATCAGCATCTTTTAATTTCCTTAATGCAAGGCCAGGATTCTTTTTGATTTGAGCGTCAAGCCAAGGAGAAAGCTCTTTAGCTGATGTAGGCGCTCCTTCTGCGGTAACCTGAAATTTTCCTTCACCAGCAGGCGGTTCTTGTACAATATATTCTTCCACCGCTCTTTCACTTTGGTCTCTTTTTTCTGCACCTTCTTTTTTTTGTTGCTGTTTTGCACTTTTCCCTTTTTCAAAAATAGCTCTAAATACACGCCCTAAATTAAGTCCATGTTCTGCAACTTTAGATTTAGAACCTTTTACGTTACCAACAGTAGCGCCAGATTCCATCATCTCCCCTAATTCATACCACCTATTATCTTCTTTGTCATATACTTTTACTTTATATTGTGTGTTTTCAGATAAATATCTAACAAACTCTGATATTTTTTTAGGAGTATTGAAATTTGAAAATAAAAAATCTTTCCCTTCTTTACCTTCGATAAATTTACCAATTTTTTCTAATAATTTTGGAGGAACATCTTTTGCGGATATTTGACGAAACGGGTCTACATTCAGCCCTTTAGCTTTAGATTGAGCTACTTGAATAGATTCAACCTTTCCATTAACATCTGTGATGACATCTCTAACTCGTAAATTTGCAATTTCTTCTGGCCTAAATTCACCTGCTCTAAAAAGTTCGGAAAATAATTCAGCTTCCAATTTTTCAATTGTAACTTCTTTTTTACCCATTTTTACTTTATGGGTTTCTTTGCTTTTAATAAAATCAATCCAACCCTGTCTACCTTTTTCACCGCCAACTACACTTAATTTTCTTTGACCTTTGACTCCAACTTTTCTAAAAACATCTAATGGGTTTTGTTGTAAAGTACTAGCTAAATCAGCCCCTGTCGCACCAAAAACTTCATACATTCTATCATATGTTTTATCAATAAACCTACCAATAGTTAGTAATTCTTTTCTGCTTAAATTTTTAACATTGCTTTTTTCAAAAGGATTAAGCCCTAACTCTTTCGTAATATAATCTTTTACTAAACTTTTAAGCTCCTTTATACTTAAATCAAATATATTTTTTTTATATTTTTCTCTTGTAAATTTTAATATATCAATCGTAGCATCAGTAAGTAAGCTATCTTTGCCTCTAGATTTAGGATATAAATCAAGTATAAATGCAGCAGATTCTTTATCAATTTCATTAACTAATTCATTTTTTATTTTATCTATTCTTTTCTTTCTTCTTTTTGTAGGCTCTGTTAGTAGTTTTTGTTCTGATACTACGCTTGTTACTTTTTCTGCGTCCACAATTCCTATTTTCTGCTTTATTTGTTGACCTGTAGCAATTACAGGGTCTAACATTTTCTTTATTTGACTTAAATCTACTGATGTAGTACCTCCAACTTGACCAGGAGTCTCGTCTTTCCTCCATTGAGCATCCTGATTTTGTATGGTTTGATTTTCTTCAAATATTTTAGCTCTTTCTTCTACAGTAGTAACTGTTCTTCTTTCTAGACCTGAAGGGTTTTCTTTAGTTATAATACCTTGTCTAATATATGTTTCTGGAGTGTCTAATGGTTTTTCTGATGATTTAAGAGGTTTATTTGGGTTTATCCCAGTCATTATTTCATTAAGTTTTGCAAATGTATCAGTAGTATCTTGTATTTTTGTTTTTAATGCTTCTTGGTAAATAGCTAATTCTTCGTTTGATACTTTTTCACCTTTAACTTCTTCTACAATTTTTTTAAATTTTGCAGAATTAGTAGATAATTCTTTCCATAATCCTAATTCTATTAACCTTACAGATTGAGCAACATTAGATAATTGGTCTATTTCTTTAGAAGTTAATGATTCCGCTCCTTGAGATTCTATTTTTTCAATTATTTTATTAACAATTTTTTGATTATTTTTAAATTCTTTAAATTCTATTTCAGATAAACCTAATGATTGTTTACCTTCTCCAATAATTTTTAGCATTTCAGGGTCAACTTTAATGTTAGCATCTTCCATTGTTTCTTTAACTCTTACTTTACTATCTAACAACTTTTTAGCGTCTATTTTACCTTGTTCTAAAAGTTTTAATGCCCAAGTGTGAGATTCATCAATTCCTTTTATTTTTCTGTTAGCATGGCCAAAACCAACCATTGTACCAATAACTATGGTGTTATTAAATAAAGCTCTAAAATAACCTTCATCTAATATTCCAGGTGCTTGTTTTAAGTTTTCAGGGACTGGAATACCAGTTGCTTCTCCTAAACCTCTATATAAAGATGGTAAAGTAGTAAATGCGAAAGCTTCAGCAGCTATTTGACTAGGTAATCCATACATTAATTTTGTTGCTAAATCTAAAGATTTTCCTCCAGCAGCTAATTTAGCCATAGCGTATCTACTTCCAAGAAAACCTTTAGCAGCCATTCCAGCAGGAGCGCCTACAAGGAAACTTTCACCAAAACCTTTAGCACCATCTAAAAACACTTTACCTGGATTAATTTCACCTGTTTGCATTTTTTGAACAGCAGCAGAATGCGTTGCGGAATGTGCCGCACCTAAAGTTCCTAATGCTACACCAGTTTCTAAAGCAGAATATACCATAGCTGTAGATAATGCTCTATTTTTTACTCCACTTACTGCACCTTTTGATATTGCACTTTCTGTTAAACCAAGAAGACCATATTTACGCAATAGTCCCTTTTCCCCCGCTGCCTTTGTTGCTGTCCATAACCCTAATTTAGAACCTGTCGCAAATGCAAGTAATTCTGGAGCATTTAACATACCTAACATAAACTGCCCAGATTCAGCTAACCAACCTTGTAAATCATTATCATTTGTATAGTCACCTATATCATATGCCGCTCTTCCATATATTGCTTGATATGCTTGTCCAGCTAATGATTCATTATATGACTTTTGAAAAAATTCAGGAGATATATCAAACATTTCTCCAGGAAGGTCAACACCTTCAGGAAACATTTCATACAACCATTTAGATGCACTTATTTCAGTACCAATATTGGCAGCTAATTTATACATTCCTTTTAATTTTGTTGGGTTTGTGTCTACTTTAGCAAGAAGGCTATCATCATCATCTTGCCCTGGTTTTATAGGAATTTCCCCTACACTATTTGGTGGAGGCGTTTTTGGAATAAATGGCTTTAAATTTTTTCCATATTCTTTAACAGACCATTCATCAGCTTGTTTATAAACTTCTTCATCAGGAAGTCCAGTAAACTTTCTAGGATTTGTGCTTCTATACCATCTTATAATTTCGTCTTGAGACCATGCCATATTATTCTTCTTCGGGTAAACTCTCTAAATACTCAACAAAATATTGTTTTATTTCAGGATATACTTTTATTAAATCATATATATCTTTTGCCATCCATCCCGCCATACCCCAACTAATAGCTGAACTAAGACCTCCAGTGGGGACTGAACCAACCGCACCCACACCAGCTACAAGTCCTTTAATACCTAATTTTGCAAAAGTTCCAGGCGCTTTTTTGATTAAAAATTTACCAATTTTACTTTGTAATTCAGGATTTTTTAAAGCATTCATTACACCTGTTTCTTTTATTCTATTTATAACTTTTTTAGTTGTATAACCACTTACTGCAGCTAATCCAGCAGATTCTTGCCAACCTAAATCTAATTCTTGACCAAGAAAAAAAGCATGTATAGCTACATCAAGTGGTCCAAGTTCAAGTTTTCCTTTAGCAAGAATATTTTTTAAATCTTTAACTGACCTGTAAGACTGCCTGATAACTGAACCAGTTTTAGACTTTAAATGAACTAAATTCCATTTTCCTGAATTTCTAAGCAATTTATTTAAATCTACATTCTTTAATTCATCAAGGTCCCCAACTTTTATTTTAGATTTAATATTTGCAACATGTTTAGATTTATTTATTAAATCTTGTTTTTTCTTTAAAAGAGCTTTATATCGGTTCCAAAGTGACTTACCTTTTGGGGTTTCTATCCATTTCAGTAAAGTCGGAAGCAGATGTTATATTATGAGTTTTCTTAAAATTAGCTATATCATCATCTATTTTGCCTAATTGTGCGCTTAATTCTTTAAAATCTGAATCATTAAATAATGATATTATTGCGTCATCTGAAAGTTTATATACATCTTTAAGATGATTTGTTGCACCAGATATAACGTTTGTTACGTTTTTAGATTGGCCAAGAGCAGCAGCTCCAGCTCCAATTTTAAATTTATGTTCCCATATAAAATCTGATACATCGCTACCAAACCATTCAGACTCTTCATCTACTTCTTCAGAAATATTAGTTGCATCTTTATTTTCAGGTATTAATTCTTTTTTAAATAATTCTCCAGTTTCTATTGCACTTTTAACTTCTTCGCCTGTAGGAGGGCGGCCAAATAATGCAGAAAAATTCTTTTCTACTTCATCGTAAGTTGCTGTAATTTCTTCTTTAGGAACAATTGTTTTTTTATCGCCACTAGGTTCAATTATTGAGTCTCCAGTCAATCCTAAGTCTCCAGCTGAAGGAGGTGTAGTTCTTTCCCCAAACCAACCAATACCCCAATTTTGTGCTTCTTCTGCATAAATTCGATGTGAATCTAAATTAGCTTGTTGATAGTCTTGGTACCATTGTAAAGTGTATTCTTTATCATTTACAGTCATTGCATGACTAACAATATTATTAGCCATTTGTTCTGGGTCAGAACTTATTGTTGGTATAATATTTATTTCCTTATTTGTATATCGTTTATCTTGGTCGTTCATATAAGTATCCTGGGCATTTGAATCTGAAAATATTTCTGCTAATATTTGGGCATATTCTTCATCTTCACTGTCACGTAATTTAAATAGTTTATTTTCAATATTATTTAATAAAGAAAAACTTTTATCAGCTAAATATTTAAATGTTTCATTTTTTCTTTGCTTTTCATTTAAATAACCTGTAATGTCTCCACTTTCAATATACTTTGCTTCCTGAGGGAGTAACATTCCATCATCAAATCCTGCTCTAATAACCATATTTATTCTATTTTGGTAATCGTCTAACATCATCATATATTCGGTAGGGTCAATTACGGTACCATTGGCATCTGTAAATTGAAAATTAGGTCTTTTTTTGAAACCACCCTTATCAGTCATACCAAATTGTGCGCTCGCTTCGATTCTAAATTTATTAATTTTTTGATTTATTTTTGTTATACCAGTATATGCACCATCTTTACCATGTACTGAATTAAAATAATTAACAAGTTCATTTCTATTCATATTTAATAAAGTTTTTTCAGATATTGGGCCTTTCGTATCTGTATCAAATACTGAAAATTTTGATGTCATTAAGTTTGCCAACTCATTACCTTGATTAAATATATTATCAAAGGTTTGACTTTTAGCATCTAATTCTCTATCTAAAATATTATAAATAAGCTCTGTATTAGGATTGTTTATTGAATTAACATCTATACTGTCAATTACATTTCGAGCATAACTTAAATCGCCTTTATCATCAGCGTTGGTAATTAAATTATTTAATGTATTTAAGCTGTTTAAAGCAGATGTATCTGCTCTTTCTGATAATAGTTGTTGGTTTCCTATAAGACTCTGAATTTTTGTAAAAGTATCTATAGTTTTTGTTAATTCTGACATTGGGTCTGTAACACCCATGTTTGCTACACCGCCTTGTGGTACGATTTTTACCAACTTTTCTCCTTAATTCTATGTTGTCGTTACTTGACCGATTAAATTGCTATAATCTTCTAATTTAGAGTATAAATTTTGAGCCGCCAATGCTCTTGCTTCATCAATATTTGCATAAACATTTTCAACGCCCGCTCCATAAACATCTCTAGCTCTTTCTTTAGCAACTTCACGCCCCCCGTAGCCAGCAAATCCTGCCCCTAAACCAGCAGCTTTTGCTATATTTGATGATAAATCAGTAGCTAAATTTCCTCTTGCAGCTTCAAGTTCTCCAGTATAATAAGACGGAACAATACCTCTTATATCGCTAGCTTTAAATGGAGTAAACATATCTTTAGTAACACCTGGCATACCAGCTCTTTCAAAACCAGCCATTAAAGACTGAGGGTCAAATATATCTATAGGGTCAAGCTTAGATGGGTCTACCCAATATTTTGAAAAAGATTCAGTAGGGTCTTCATCAGCACTTTCTCCATACCCACCTTGTAAAGATTGCCATACTTCTCCCCAATCACCTTCCTCCCCTTGACCTGCCTCAAACTGGCCTGTATAAAAATCATAACCTTCTTGAGTTAATTGTAATCCTCTATTTAGAAAATCCGTATACCTTTTATAAGGTTCACTTCCACCTAAACCTGGTGTAAATTCTTCCCTTGAAAGCCTGCTAAATCTTTTTGGATGAAAAGTAGCCCCTACTTGAGACGCCCAATTTTTTCCTAATAATCTGTCTAATAAATTCATAAATTAAATGCTCCTATTAATTCCATCTCTTATATGGGTTTGGCGCTCTTTGTAGTATAGGTTCTGATTGTCCAATATTTCGTTTTTTATACCATTCTGTAGCTAAAGGCGTATACATACTAGGTGTTGTTAAACCTGACAATAAACTTCTCCCAAAATTATTGCCTGAATAAGGTACTAATGGTTTAGTTAATAAATTTGCTGTTTTTGCATATTTACCGCCAACTCCTTTTGCTAAATCTTTTACGCCAGAAAGTAAAGTTTTCATTGGCAATTCTGGCATTACAGCTCTAGTGCCAAGATTACCCACTTTTGCTATATCTTTTAAATAATTTGCTTTTGTACCAATTTGCTGTTGTAATATATCACTTCTAATAGGTACTGGAAAATCATCAAAAGAAGTTGTTGCTACTACTTCGGCTGGCCATTTATGAAATATATCTGAACCGAATGCTAATTTAGAGGAAGCATCAACAGCTACATCTTCTGCTACATTTTCTGCAATTTCGCTGCCAATATCTGTTGTGACATCTTTTACAACTTCTTTTGCAACTTCTTTAGCGGGTTCTTTACCAAATTCACCAAGACCTGGAAGAAGTGACAATAATAGTTCGGTACCACCTAAGATTCTTCCTAATTTTTGCCCACCTTTTAATCCTCCAAGGGTGCCTGATTTAATACCAGATAATCCTTGTTCTATATAATTTTCTAAAAATGTTCCTGCATACTTACCTTTTTTGGTACGCATTTTTTCTAATGCTTCAATTCTTTGTTTATAACGTGAATCTTTTACAATTAAA